GTCCCCGGCCAGCTCGTAGAGCCCGGTCGCGGTCAGCCCGAACGACCGCCCGCCATGACTGGCCAGCCCGTCGAACGGGAAATTGCTGTACTGGGTCACGCCCAGGCTGTCGGTATTCAGCACCCACGCCTGATACTCGCCATCGGCCAGCGGCAGCCGGCCGATGAAGGCGATCCCCTCATCGAGCGCCAGCCAGGCGTGCAACTGCGCCGCCAGCGAGTCGGACAGCGCCACGCCGTCCGCGGCCTGCCCGACGAAGATAAAGCCCGGCGCCGCTGCAGACTCCAGCACCAGCACCTCCGGCGCGACCGCCTTAGCCAGCCAACCCGCCGTCAGCACATCGGCCAAGGCCACCGCATCACTTGCGGAGAGCTGGTGAAACAGCGCCGTCAGCGCCTCCAGCGACAGCCCATCGAGCAACTGCGCGCCCAGGGTCAAGGTGCCAGCAGCCGAATCAATCACCCGCAACTGCTCGGCACTCAACGCCTGCCGCAGCGCCGCCAGGGCATCCTGATCGGCAAAGGCCACGGCATCCTCGGCCACAGCGGCGAATAGCGCCCGAAGCCGGTCCAGCAGCGTCACGCTATCGACCGCACCAGCTTGCAGCGCCGACTGCCCGCCGGTCTGACTGGTCAGCCGCAGGGCCTCGACCAGGCTTGCCACCCGCTGGACAGCCGGAGAGCTGCTATCCAGCAACGTCAGCGCCGGCTCGTCGGCCAGCAATGCCACCAGCAGCGCCAGCGCATCGCTGGTAGTGACTGCCTCCTCCAACGCCACCAGCAACTCCGCCGTCACCTGCGTGCTCGGACTCAGCCGCAGTGCCTCGACCGCCCGCCCAACCCGCTCGATGACTGCAGCGTTCTCGTCCCCAAGCGCCAGGGTCTCACCCACCAACAACGCCAGCACCTGCCGCAGTGAATCCTCGACAGTCAGGGTTTCGCTGACACCAACCTGCAAGGCCGCTTGCCCCGAGCATTGCCCGGCTAATTGCATTGCCTCCTGCAATAATGCAACCCGTCGCACCGCTACCGTCGTTTCTGCCCCCAGCGTGAGATCGGCAGAGAGCGTTGCCTGCACCAAATACCGCAGACGATCAGTGACCGACAGAACATCATTCATGGCCGCCGATAACGCTGCTCGCGCCGTCGCCGTTTGGGCTAACTGCAGCGACTGCGTCAGGCTATAGACCAGCGTCGCTGAAACGGACGACTGCAACGAAAATGCCGTTATACTTTCCGCAGCAACAACAAAACCTGATACCGACGAAGACGCGCCAGTTAAACAATGAAATAGGTCAGCACAAAAGACAGGAATGACAACGGCGCTGCCAGCAAGCAGTGTTAATATTTCTTCGTTGACTTCACTGCTTAATGCAAATCCTAACAACTCTGTCGATATTAAAGCATCACTGGCACTCAACGCATGAGTGCCAGACTCAACAGCGGCAACAGGCCGTGCTAGCGGAGATCGACCAAGCGGTGTTCTTCCAATTAACATGATTTAAACCACAATGATCCAGGCGCCTTCACTGGCCTGATAGACATAGGCGCTTTTGTACTGAGCAGAGATCGCTACACCTGTGCCAGCAGCAACACCGTTCAGTGTGTCAGTCCCTTCGCTGTCTACTGTTACCGCCCCGCCGCCCTCTTGAACGAGCAAGCAGTGAAAACCAACCGCCAGCGCATCGTCAAGGGTAATGGCAACGGCGCTGCCAGAGGTGCAACGGATTGTCTGACCGTTGTCTGCTGCACTCAGCGTCCGCGTCGTACCGGACTCCTCGACAAACTCCGCATCCCGCATCACCTTTTCCATGACCAGTTTGGTCGGGACTGCTGTTACATCGACAGCATCGGTATCGCTAATTGTCCCTACCGTCTCTTCTTCTGAAACTAACTCTAAGTAGGAATTTGTCGCATCCCAAGACGCTAACCAAACCTTATGATTACTGGCGTCCTTCTCGATGTAGATGCCGACAAGGTCTCCTTCAGCCCAAGAGTCCGCTGTGGCCCTGGCACCAAACGTCGACCAGTTTTCCAATGCTGCGCCGGCACTGACATCGATGTAGTTCGGCGATCCGGTTTTGAAAACGCCGGCTTGGCCTGTTGCATTTGGGTGCTGAAGCATGTTGTTACCGTTTAAGCAAGATAAGGCGGATCATCTTTGTATGGATGCGCGACTGGTAATTGACTCTGCAATGCCCACTTGTGTGCTAGATAGCCTTCTATTTTTTGACGTTGGTCTGTCGTCGCCCCGCCGGCAATAAGCACAAGCTCTGCAAGTTTCATATCAGAATCACTTGAGTCGAGCGCGCCGGCGGAACTGGTTTGAAAACGCGCAATGGTAAACTTAGTTGCTGTCGGGCTCGTGTCGCCTGTGGCTGCATCACTGGCAATCTGTGTTCCGTCAATGTATAAAATACGATTGCTTCCGTTATACACACCCTCTTGTATATGCCATGCTGTAGACGTACTTGCTGCGGTAACAAAACCCGATCTTACACCAAGTCTAGCCGTACCAGAAAAATTGTCAAAGCGGGCACCCGCTGAACTGCCAAATGAAAGATCGTCGCCGTCATCAAACATGACACTCTTAGTAGTCCCCAAGCCTGTAGGATTACTAAACTGTCGGACAGCAAAGATACTTATTTGACTATGACTAAAACTTGCACCTTGGAGATATCGGTCAGCAAAGTCCAGCACATTTTTGCCGTTGAGCTCGGCGTTTAATACTGTTGGCGCCGTTGCAATACCTAATCTACTCGCATGATTTGCCTGTCCCGATTTATCGTTCCATGTCTGCACTGTACTAGAATCTACGGTAATCGTACTGCCGTCTGCCGCATCTAACCACAAATGTGTCGTGATTTCCGCCGGCGTCCATAACGCATCAACCGGCTCATCTGCAACAGCGGCTAATAATGGAATCATCAAATACCTCCGACAGGCGCCGCAGCAGCGGACCCTTGATAACCAGCCGGCCGCTCTACTACGCCGAACTCAGGCGTCCAATTAATCCGCCCCCCGTAAGTCGTAAAACTAGCAGGTGCTGGTACTGTGGCATCAAGCTCACTAGCAGTCAGGCTAAACCATTCAACGTAATCCAATGTCTTCAATTCATCAATATCGGAGTGAAGACCACCGGCACCAGCGACCCAAAACGGGTCCGAAGATGCTGTGTTTTTTATCACCGTACCTGTTGAGTCAGTCGCAATCCGAAAACCAACCCGTAAATGAAATGGCATAGGGACAAATGTCCCGTAGTAACCTGGGGCACCATTGTGCCTTAATGTCATGTTTTGTTTTACTCTACCGATTGGCTCAAGCAATTCCTCGCCGCCGATCAATAAGCGCGCGCCATCTGCTTCGTTTAGGCCAGTAGTGCGGTATGTTTCTAACTCCTCGGCCCCGGTAGCGCGCATACCAGAAATGCCGACAACTCCTGTTTCAGTTCCCAGCAAAACAGCCACCGCGCCGTATAATTCCGTTGCCTGTGTATGTACCTCTGTGTATGTCGACTCTGCATACCCAAGGCGTACTCTGCATGCCTCTGTCAGCTCCTGTACGTCCGGGTCATAGAATAATGTGTCCGGGTTTTCAAACCACACCCCTGCACAACCAAGCGTACCGGCATCCAGCCCTCGCCATTTCCAGACACCTTCAGCTTCAACAAAAAATGTGTTAGTGGTTTCTGTCCCGGTCTCAGTAATACTAACCGATCTTGTATAATCACTGCGGTCAGACGCCGCTGCAAACTCGTAGTTAGTGCCGTCAATCACAAAGCCGCCTTTAGCAGTCCAGCTGTATTGAGACCATGACCAAAAATTAGAGCCAGGTCCGCAAGAAACCCACGTATTGCGTTCATAACCTCCAGGCGGATACCAAGGATCTTGCTCGTTAACCGAGCCAGCTGCGTCAATAGGTAAAATGATTGCTTGCTTATACCCGCTCGGTGTCGACCATTCGTAAAACGGTACGCTTGCGGCCTGCGGTGTACCTCTCGGGTGCAAAGGTACCGTAAGCGAGCTGTTCTGTGCTATTGGAATACGAATAGGAGCTAAATGACTTTGCCCAAAAGGCCCCAGCGCAGTTACTAATAAAACGGCCGACCAATAACCAGGCTCCTCGCCAACCGTAGCGTTCCACGTTAATTGTATTTCAGCTCGCCGTGTCTGCCATACGCCAGCCGCTCCGTCATAAAAACAACCAATACGCACAGCCCCTGCGTCGTCCGTACTACGTTGCCAAGACCAATGCCAGCCATGCGCCAACGGCGTGTAGAAATTAACCCCGTCTGAATATGCAGCACTTAAGCTAATCAATTCTTGAGGAGGAATAACATTCCCGTTTGCATCAACTGCTGCAGATGCATATCCAAGCATTCCAGACTCTAGTCGCCAACGATCTGAATCACTGATGCTGTTTTCAATCAGCGATGGGAAGCATGACATCGACTCATGTAACGTCAGCTTAACCGCCATTAACGAAGAGCCGGCAAAGAAAGCCCAATATCCGCCCTCTGGATCGCGCTGTACACCAATACGTGTCATATCTGCGAGCCACGACCTTGGCACCAGCTTAAACCATGAACGTCTGGCCATTATCAAGCCTTGCTCAACCAACTTGGTCAAGCCCGTCGGGACACCAGTTGACCCGGTTCCTGCAAACGGAAGCAAAGGCTGCCCAGGCTTAACATGGGCGGAAACATGGCGATTGTTATTATCGAGTGTCGGAACAGGCTCGCGCCAGTCAGGTGCTGATCCTGATGCACAAATATCGTCTGCTACTAACGAAAACTGATCAAAAATGTGTTGTCTGCTGCTTCCATACAGAATAGTACCTGGGCCTGCATAATAGTTGGCTGTCACAGTGTCGACGCCGATAAGCACCGATGCGCCGTCGTTGAGCACAAGCCAGCCATGCTCAAAAATCACGCCAGGCAATACTGGTTGGAACGAAGGCTCCCCAGTCGGCCGCTCTATCCAGACCCGAATCAACGGCGCCCCGGTACCTTGATTGATAACGAGCGCACGGATGGTCGAGCCGTCTGGCAGCCGCTCGGACGTGACGAACTGCTTGAGCCCACCAAACTTTATCCGGTCCAGGCATTGTTGGGCCAACACTCTCCCACGCGCGAGTAACGGCGCTCCACCCTGCCACGGCGAGACGGACTTGCCGATCGGCCCGGTGAAGCGCCGTGTCATTACTCGGACGCCTCGTTGGTGTAGCCCTTGATCCGCTCCAGCGTGCGGGCGATTTCCACCCCACGCCCACGCTCCTGCAGCTGCAGGTCAAGGGTCCGTAACTGCGCCTCGACCGTGGTGAGCTGAAAGCGCCAGTGCAGCTCATTGGCCTGGGCCTGTAGCCGGTTGGCCTCGAATAGGCTGCGCTGATGCTGAAGCATGACCATGCGCTCGGCCAACTGCTCATCCGTGAGCGGGGCCGGCTCAGGCATTGTTCCGTCCTCAGCCATTAGGACGAGCTTCCCGAGATCGTGTAGGAGATGTTGACGACATCGGCCGCACCCAGGCCGGTCTTGGCCGAGGAGAACCGGGTCGCCGCCATCAGCACCTGGTCGGTCGCGTTGTAGGCAACGGTCGCGATGTCGTTCAGGGTGCTCCCGTACAGGGAAAGGCCCGACTGCCCACTGGCGATGGTAAAAGTCGTCGCCGCGGAAGTAGCGATAGACTTGGCCGCCGCCGAGCCGAAGGTCGCCGCCTGACGGTTGGACTCGTCATAGGCCGCATTAGCAAGCTCGGTCGCCAGCGGGCCGGAACCGGCGCCTGCCCAGTTGCTCACCCAGGCCGCACCGGGGGTGCTGTTGCTGGTAAACGGACCCTGATACCAGGTCGTGATCTTGGATGTCGACCCGAAGATGATATCCAGCAAAGTGTTGATGCCGGCGTCCGGGATCAGGTTGTGGTCGGCGCCGACCTGTTGCACATGATAGCCCTCGCGCCGGGCCAGGGCGCCGGTCTTGCGCACCCACTCCCGCAGCCAGCGCTCGCGGGCCACGTCACCGTCGTCGATGGCCTGCTGCACCAGATCATGGCGCTGGATTTGGCTGTCGAACACACCGCCGACCTGCACGTTCACGTCGTTGCGGAAGACCATCAGGCCCTCGTCGTTGAACTCGTACTTGCGCGCGGCCACCAGCCGGCGCAGATCGCGCACCAGGGCCTCGCTGTCACCACCGGCACCGCTCAGGATAAACTCTCGCTCGATCGTCATTGCTCGCTCTCACTCTGTTTCCAGGGAGGTCGAGCAGGCGATCGAGGCCGAAGCGAGGACCGCCGGACGAGCCCGGCATGTGGTATGGATAGTGCCGGCTCAAGGCGCCGGCGGGCCTGATCTCAGGGCGCGGCGCGCGCCTTCTTGGCGTCAAGCCACGCCTCATAGGCTTTCAGCAGCCCCTTCAGATGCCGCAGCACCCGCTCGTGCAACTCCAAGTCTTCCGGCGCCACGGCCGCCTCTCCTCTTGTTCGTGACGCCTCCCTGCGTCAGGTCGTCCGCCCAGCGACATCGCGGCCATGCGGCCGCGATGCGTCAGACCTTTTTCGGCCCCGTCGTCGGCCCGTAGGCGCTGCTGGTCAGGTTGCTTTCTGCCATATCCAGCGGGTCCATAATCTCGATCTCATCGAGCAGCTCCTCGATCACACCGATGTTGTTCAGCGCCCGCTCCTTGTCGAACGACAGCAGCGACCCGGCGATACCGGCGGATTCGCTGAGCGCCAATTCGACGCAGAAGGTCATCCACTTTTCAGACAGCGACTGGCAGTCCTCGTTGATAGGAATCTGCTTGCCGGACTGGTCTGTGGTGAAGTGGTTGTAAGGCGTGCTCATGTCGATCTCGTACTGCACCGGATGACTGCGAGGCAGGTCCGGAATCGGCTTGGCCGCCAGCCGCTCAACGGCAGCACGAATGCGCTCGACATAGGCCCGCTGGCGCCTCAGCGCATGGTCCTGCAAGCCAGACGACATGGCCGCCGATTGCTCTTGCGACACATTGGCGCCGTACTCAAACGCCTTTTTGACCACAGCACGAACCGCCGAATTGCGGTTCGGGTAGACCCTGAACAGTTCGTTGAATGTCAACTCAGCCACATCAATACCTCGCTCTCTATAGGTGCCGGGCCAAGCCCTTGCGGGCGTTTCGGAAGCGAGGCGCACCTAGACCCGGCATTGACGCACCTCGCCACATCACAGGCTCAATCGATCATCACGCGACCACCGTCTGCACCGCGTCATAGGCGATGGTCCCGTCCGCCAGCGTCTCCAGCACGCAGCGGATCGGCGCATCGCCAGCCGAGAGCGCGATCGCCGCCAGCGGCCCGGCCTGCAGCCAGCCGGCAGGGATGCTCAGCGCAAAGGGTCCGCCGGCATCGGGCGGCAGGAAGTCGATCGCACAGCGATACTGGAAGTCCTCGGCATTACCGCCCGGCGGCAGTACCACGGTCGGTGCCGCGTTCTCGGTCAACTGGCAGGTGTAGGCCGTGCTCGCCAGCGTGAAGCCGACCGCTCCGCCGGCAATCACCGCCGTCGCCCGCGCCGAGGCCGCGAGCCCCGGCAGCGCCGTCGCCGAGGCCCCGGCCGCGCCCTTGGCCGCGCGATGATCGATGAAATCGCCGTCGTCCAGCGACACGAAGTGTGCCGAGGCGCCGTTGGCGTCGCCGCTCTGATACTGCAGCAGCACCGAATACAGGATCGGCATCTCCGGCCCCGGCAGCCCGTCCAGGTTGAGCCTGGCCAATTCCGCCGCCGCCGCCGCGCGCGCATTGCCGGCGCTGCTGTAGACCGCCTGGCCGAGGATCGCGAACCACTGCGGCGCGCCGCCCAGGGCGCCGGTCACGCCGATGTGGGCGAACACGAAATCGTTGTTCGGCACCGGGCTCAGCTGATAAAACACGTCCACCAGCTGGTTGTACTGCGGCACGCCCTCGGCCAGCACCACCGGGAAGCTGGTCAGCGCCGACTGCCGCCAGGTGCCGGCCAAGCCCTCCTGATAGAGCACCCGGAAACCGTCGCTTAGGGCCGCCTTGGCAGCAATCGTATGCGGCAGGTCCTCATCGCTGATCGTGCCCGCGGTCAGCGTGAACTGCGCATGGGCATCCTCGTTGCCGTTCTCGTCCACACCGCCGAGCACCAGGTCCAGTCCGCCGCCGTAGCGCGCGCCCTCGTAACTGTGCAGATAGGCATGCACGGCCGCCGGCATCTGATAGCCGTGCCGCTCATCGACCAAGGCATCGAGCAGCAGCTCTTTGTTGGTCGCATCCCAGTAGCCATAGGCGATGAAGGCATCGGAGCCGATCAGCGCGGCATCGAAGGCGTTGATCACCGTCAGCTGGTTGGTCTCGGCGGCGAAGGCAAACAGCTTGGCCCCCTCCACGTCGTCCCACACCACGCTCTGCGGCGCATCGATGATCAGCTGCACGCCGTTGACCCACGCCGCAAACTCGGCACCCACCGGCGCGATGGTCATGGTGCGCGTCGCCGCATCCCAGGTCACCGTCGATGCCGCCCGGTCCACGAAGCCGTTGGGCTCCCCAGGCAGCACCGCCGCATCCAACACCGCTTTGACTTGTGCGCCGGTGCGCGCCATGTTGTAGGCCATCTATTCCTCCAGTACGGCCAAGGGCTCGAAGCCGCCGGCACCGTCAGAAACCATCAACTGCTCGAAGCCGCCGGCGCCGTCGGACACCATCAGCCACTCATAGCCGGCAGCGGGCGCCTGGATCACCTCGCACGCAGCCGCATCGCTCGCCGCCACGCTCTCCAGCGCCCGCGGGGCCGGCAGCGCCGCCGACGCCTTGATCACCTCGCAGCTGGCCACATCGGTCGACGCCAGTTGCGCCTGACCGCCGCCCGGCCGCGGCTCGCACAGGCTCAGCACCACCTGCCGCAGCCCATCCTGCTCGCGAAACGCCAGGCTCGCCTTGCCGTGCCCCGGCAGCGCCACGCGCCCGTCGGTCAGCCACCGCAGCTGCGCGCCCGGCAGTCCGGCCACGAACCCGCGCTCGGTCGCCCACACCAGCACCGGCGAGGCGGTCTCCAGCGCCGGCAGCGCCGAGCCCGGTACCCGCACCGCCGCACCCGCAGGCACCATCTCCTGACCCAGCAGCAGCGACTGCCAGGTCTCCGGGTCATCACCGCCGACCCACCACAGCCTGTCCTTGGTCGCCGCATAGAACCCGTCCAGCGTCGGCTCCAGCAGCACCAGCTCATCGGCGAACAGCTGCACATCGCGCCGCAGCCGGAAGCGGTGATAGGCGAGCGGCCCGGACCAATACAGCGCCGCGCCCGAGGCCACCAGAAGCCGCCCGCGATAGGCGCGCACGATCTGCCCGAGCGGCGGCGGATACTCGCCCAGTCCGTCCAGCAGATCGGTCGTCTGCGCCACCTGCTCGATGCGCCAGGGCGCCGCGTCCACCGGCAGCGCACCGACGAAATACAGCTCGCGGCCGTTCGGCTCCGAGCAGTACAGATTGACCAGCTCGGCATTGGCATCCAGGCCCGCCGCGGTCACCTCGATCGCGCCAGGCGCCTCCAGGGTCAGCGTCGACACCGCCCGCGCGCCGCTCTCCACCAGCGCGCCGTTGGCCGCGGTCGCCTCCACCGTCAGCGCCACCTGATAGCGCCCGGCCGGCAACTGCCCGGCCGTTGCGCTCAACACCGGCGGTGCCGGCGGCTCCAGGCCCCAAAAGCTCAGCGCCCCGCCGACCAACGCCCCGCGAAACCCGGCGCTCAGCACCCACACCGCCCCGCCGGCCTCGGCATAAGACAGCGGCTCGCCGCCGACCTGACCGAGCACCTGCGTCGACCAATCCTCGGTATCCACCCGCAGCAGCGCGCCGTCATCGACGCACAGCAGCAGGCCGCCCACCGAGGCCAGCGAATGCCCGTCGCTCAGGTCCATGCGCTTGATCCGCCCAACCCGCCGCCTGGGCCAACCCTCGCGGTCCAGGTCCACATTGACCGCCGCGCGCAACTGCGCCGCGCGCGCCTTGCTCGCCTGAAAGGCCGCCGCGCGATCGACATCGACATTGTTGACCCCGAGCGGCCAAGGGCCGAGCGGAACGGGCTTGGGCTCTTTGGCCATCTCAGAAGGTCGGCCCCAACAGCCCTGACAACGCCACCGGCAGCGCCACTGCCAGCAGCCACAGCACCGCCCGATCCACCAGCCACGCCCACCACGAGGCGAAGGCCGGACGTTGCACCAGCGTCACCCGCACCATCAGCGCCGCCCGCTGCCCTTGCCGGTCGGCACCTGCTTGCGCGTCCCGGCCGGCATCTGCTTGCGCGCCACGCCGACGCCGGTCGGGCGCTGCGCCCGCGGCTGTGCCGCCGGCGTGCGTCGCGCCGTCGAGCGGCTCGACGGCATCCGTTCGTTCTTCGCCATGCCCTTCATCGCTTACCCCCGCTTGCGCAGCTTGATCGTCATCGCGTAGCTATCACCGGACGCCGCCCCCGCCGTGGTCAACAGCAGGTCGCCGGTACCGCCGTCGGACTGCGGATCGCAAAGCCCGCCGGTGCGCCCGTAATCGGCCTCGCCGGCGCCAGGACCCAGGATCAGCGCCCGGTCGTCGGCCGTGTGATCCCAATGCAGCTCCACCCGCGTGAACCCCTGCACGTCCCACTCGATCTGCTCGATGCACAGCCGGCCCACCGGCTGCCCGTCGACGCCGGTCAGCGCCGAGCGGTCCACCTTGACCACGCCGGCCTCGCCGGTGCCGTCGGAGACATTGGTCAGGTGCACCACGTGGTACAGCGGGCCGTCCACCAGCACGGTCTTTTTCGCGTCATCAGCCATCACCAGCCTCCATCATCGTCATCGGCCATGCTGTCGCCGAAATACTGCCGCCCGGCGTGATGCCGGAGCACGGTCGGCGCCTCCAGCTTGTGCTGGATCACCCCCTGCTCCATCGCCGGCCCATAGGCGCGCTCGAACAGCGCCAGGTGCTTGGCCGCCTGGCTGTTGTCGCCGAGGTCCTCGTCGCGCACCGAAAACGCCTCGTAGGCCATCCAATGCTTCAGCGGCTCGATCTCGTGCGGCAGCTCGAACGCGGTGTCCGTGGTCAACGACTCGCCATAGGTCACCAGCGGCTCGCGCCACAGCGACAGCGACAGCACGGTGCCGTCCTCGGCCGCCGACGGCGGGCGATCCAGCCGCAGCCGCCGCCCTTGGATGAAGAACGCCCGCGGCGGCCCGGCCTGCGCCGTGCGCCAGGTCGGGCACAACAGGTCGAGCCCGGCGCGGGTCGTATGCTCCAGCCGCACGCCATCGGCCCGGTGCACCTCATCGATGCGCAGCACCCGCGGATCGAGCAGATAGGCCGTCACGCCAAGCTCCAGTGTCAGCCGGCACACCGCCTCGGTGCTGTCGTCAAAGATGTGCCGCAGGTCGCCGCGCCGGCACGCCTGCCGCTCGGCCTCGCCGGACCAGCGCAGCAGCGCCGCCGCGCTCCAGCGGTCGATCTCCTCGCCGGCATCCAGACAGTCGTCCACATCGTCCAGCAGCTCCTCGCGGACGATGCGGATCAGCTCGCTGCGGGTCATGTCGCCGCCAGCACGGCACCGGCCGCGACCTGGGCAATGCCGCGCCAGCGCGCCGCCAGCGCCGGCACCTCGCCCGGTGCGGCCGCCGCCAGGTCAGCGGCCAGCGCCTCGGCCAGCGCATCGACCAACAGCCGCTCCGAGGCCGCCAATTCGTCCCAGCCAAGCCAGCCGCGCACCGCCTGCTCCACCGGCAGCGCGGCAATATCCAGCGCCCCGGCCGCGGCCAACGCCTGCACCGCCTGCGCCGTGCGCGCCGGGTCCGGCGTCGCCTCGATCGCCCGCACCAGCGCCACCTGCAGCGTCAGGTCCTGCAGGGACTCCTGCGCCACCAGCGCGCGGGTCTGCGCGCCGGCACAGCCGACCAGCAGCACCGCCAGCAGCACCATCAGCCAGAGCCACTTGTTCATGCTCAGCCCTCGTACTGATCGACGCCGCGCAGACCCTCGGCAGTGTTCGGGTCGGTCACATGCAGCCAGGCCACCACCGCCTTTGCCCCGTCCAGGGTCTCGTTCGGCGTGATCGTGCCGCGCACGTCGCCGGTGCTGGCCGTCGCGTCATCGGTATCGGCCGCAGCCACCGTCGCCGAGGCCAGGTCCATGACCGTGCCCACGTAGACGCTGACCAGGTCCGCCACCGCCGCCAGCTTGTACGGCAGCCCCAGCTTGGAGCCGCTGCCGAGCTTCAGCGTATTGCCGGTCGCATCGGCCCCCGCGGTGATCGCGATCGACTCCACATAGGCGAACGCCTTGTTGCCGGTCGCGGTCTTGCTGGTGCCGGTCGCGGTGATCGCGAACGCCTCCACCAGCTTGCGCTTGTACACGTCGTAGCCGGTCACGGTGACGGTCATCGCCACCACCGCCGAGGCATGGGTCACCACCGCCACCAGGTTGCGCGGCACGTCCAGCGGCCACACGCTCTTGGTCTCACCGCTGGCCGTGACGATGCTCGCCACCACCGGCGTATCGGCGTTGTCGAACGGACTGGCGCCGTCATCGGCCGCCGTATAGGTGACCGTACCGGCCTCGTCCGGCAGCTCGGTGCTGGTCGCGTCATCGACCAGCAGGTCGTCATCGGCCACCGCCGGTGCGCCCAGCGCGCACTGGGTCAGCAGCGCCACCGGCACCCCGGAGCGCCGATTGACCGCGAACAACCGCGGGTCGTAGCCATTACCCGCGTACAGCTCGTCGGCCCCGGAAATCGTATGCTTGCTCATCGCTCTGTCCTCTTGAAACGACGCGGCCCGCGCCAGGTCACCCCGACGCGGGCCGCACAGTCATGACTGCATCGTTCTGTTGTCTGCGCTCAGCCCTTAGCCGGCACCCATGGAGCCGTACAGGCAGCGCGGATCGGTGAAGCCGAAGCTGTCACGCCGATCCACTTTGTAGCGCAGGTTGCCTGTCTCGAAGTCGCCCTCCATCTTGCGGCGGGTCGGCCGCCGGACGAAGCACTGCAGCCCCTGATCGGCATCGGTCTGCACGAACCAGGCATCCGGATCGGTGATCCGACGCATGATCGCCACACCGCTGGGCAGCCGCCCGAGGTCCTTCAGCGCATTGGTATCGTTGTCGCCGGTGCCGACGCGCCGATCCGAGCCGAGGATGCGCTGGGCATCGAACTGCAGCGCCGGCGGGATGATCAACTGCTTGTCCTGCAGCCGCACCGGCAGCCCGCGCTCATCCTTGGCGTGATCGATCATCACGAACACGTCCTCCAACGCCGTCTCCGACAGGTCCGCCGGGGTCGCAAAGGTGTTGGCGAAGGTGCCGCCATCGAGCCGCGGATGCGACGCCGACAACAGCGCCACGCCGTCACCACCGGCCCACACGCCGGTCGCCGTCGCGTTGTTCAGGATCGCCGCGGCGCGAATCTCGCACGACTCGCGAATCGCGCGGGCCAGCGCCTTGCCGTACAGGCTCGGCAAGGCCCCGTACAAGTTGTCCTCGATCGCCTCCTCGGTGATCGCCACGGCCAGCGCCGTGGTCACATGCTTGTACAGCTTGGTCCACCCCTCGTCGGCGGTGTCATAGGCCACCGCGGCGCCCTCGCCCTTGGTCTGCGCGACACCGAGGCCGCCCATCAGGACCTGCTCCTCGCTGGCCTTGCGGCTGCGCTTCTCTTCGAACACGCGGGTGTACTCGGCCGGCCACTCGCGGTAGTTGAGGCCGAAGAAGGCATTGATGCCCTCCCACAGCCGTTTACGGATCGTTGCCCTGGTCAACATTTAGACACCCCCAACGCCGCTGACGACGTTCAGTCGAATATGCTCGGCGAACATCACCTCGATGTCGGCATGGGCGCCCACGGCATTGCCGGGCTCGTCCACCAGACCAAGGATGCGAAGCGCCTGCCCGGTCGTCGCGCCGGCAGAGACCGCGATCTCGCGGCCAGAAAGGCCGGTCGTCGTGCTCATGGCGCCGTCGTCCCAATCCGCCAGCAGACCGACATCGGCCAGGGCGATGGTATCGGCCTGGGCGCGAAACACGATCTGCGGATCGGCGAACACCATCGCCTCGGCATCGGCCGCCACGGTCCCGGTCGGCCAGTATTTGCTGAAGCGCCACGAGCCCGTCACCGGGTCCGTATAACTGCAGCCCCAAAACACGCCGAGGTTATCGACGTTGCCGCCGGCCGCGACCTGGATGTTCTTCCCGGTCCCGGTCAGCTCGACCACGTCGCCGCGGCCGATATTGGCTGCATACCCGCTGGCAATGGTGAAGTGCTCGGGCCGGATCACACCGCCCGCACCATGCCGTAGCGGGATCAGCCCACGTGCATTGTCCACGTTGCTCATTGCTGTACCCTACGGTTGCCACTGCGGGAAACGGCCCGCCCTCCGACCGGGATCACCCCGATCCCGCGGCCACGGCCCCATGCCGCGCCGCGCTGCCCGGATCAATCGTCGGCCACCACCACCGAGCGATCCGAGCCCATGTGCACCACGTCGCCCTGCCCACC